AAGGATTTGTTTAAAGGTCAAGTGCAGGAAAATGCTGACCTTAAACTTGCTATGAATAAGTACATAGAGCTATCAGAAAGTCCCACACAAAGATTACTATCTAGTGTTAAAGGTAAGATTGATGATGTAGCTGGCTTTTTAAAGAATACTGACATCACAGAAGATTCTTTAGGTCCTGTACTTAAAGCCATTGAAAGCACATCTAAACTTGTAGCGCAGTTGTCTACACTTGAAGATGCAGTAAATAAAGAAAAAGCAGCAGATTCTACAAAGAGAACTGGAGAGAAGAGAACTAGAAAGTATGAAGATTAGTATATCACCTAAATATTTTCAAGAAGCTGCTAGTTTCTTTGTAGAAAATGGTACTTATTCCAAGTACCCTATAGGGACTTATCAGTTTGATGAGTACTGGGAAGAAGAAACTAGAAAGTGTAAGGAAGGATTTACCCACGGTGGTTTATATATACCAGGTTCATATTACTTTTATTTGAACTACACTCAGATTGAATTAAAGAATCCTAAAACAGGTAGAAAAAGTAGAGGCTTTCCTATATTTACTGATGTGGATTTAGAGTATTTTACTTTCATTGAGAGAGCTAGGAAAGAACAAAAGGGTATAGTGTTAGTAAAACCACGAAGGATTGGTTTTTCATATAAATCAGCAGCTATTATTGCACATGAATTTAGCTTCTATAGAGATGCTAAATGTATTATAGGTGCTTACCAGTCTGATTTATCAGAGAACACTATGAGAATGTCCTTGGATGACTTAAATTTCTTAGACCTCTATACAGAATGGGGTAAAGAAAGAAATCCTAATACCAAGGACTTTGTAAAAGCTAGATATAAAAAGACAGTAGATGGTGTATCAGCTTGGGCAGGGTATATGTCTGAGATTCATTCCTTTACTTTTAAGGATAACCCATTTGCTGCTATTGGTAAATCTAGTAACTTGTTCCTATTTGAGGAAGCTGGTAAATGGCCAGGCCTTCTTCAGTCATATAATATCTCAGAACCTTGTTGGAAAGATGGTGATGACTTAATTGGTGTACCTATTATCCAAGGAACAGGTGGTGATATGGAAGGTGGTACACAGGAATTTGCTGAAATGTTCTTTCATCCTGAAAAGTATAACTTCTTATCTTTTGACAATATATGGGATGAAGATTCTGTAGGCTCAAAATGTGGATTTTTTATCCCTGCTACTAGAATGAGATTTGGTGTCTATAAAGATGCCTATAAGGAACATCCAGAGTGGAAGGATAAACCTATGATAGATGAATTTGGTAATTCTTTACAAGATATTGCTAGACAGTCTATTATGGATTTAAGGAAAAGAGCTGAACAAGGTGCAGACCAACAAGCTAAGATTGACTCTGTAACTCAGTTTCCTTTAAGTCCTAAAGAAGCTTTCTTACAAAGCCATTCTTTCTTTTTTCCTATAGTAGATTTAAAGCATGCTCTATCAAAGATGGATGATTCCACTGAAATTGATAAGCATAATGTAGGTATGCTATCATTTGAAGAGGGAGAACTTAAGTGGAGAGATGTGCAAGGTGGTACTCCATACAGAGAATATCCTGTACATAAAGCAGAACCAGGACTTATAGAAATATTTGAAACTCCTAGACAAGGAGAAGATGGTGAAAACATTGGAAGATATATTGCAGGTATTGACCCCTACAGATATGATACATCTAGTACAGATTCAGTAGGTTCAATATTTATATTTGATAGATTAACCAGAAGAATTGTAGCAGAATACACAGGTAGGCCTGAATCTACAGAAGTATTCTATGAAACTTGTAGAAAATTAATTATCTATTATAAGGCATCAGCAATGTATGAAGCCAACATTACAGGTATGTATTCTTACTTTGAAAAAAAGAAAGCTTTACACTTGTTAGCTGATACTCCGTATAATCTTAGAGATAGAAATACTTGGAGGCCAAATACTAATACTTCTAAAGGTATTATTATGAGCAAGGCTGTAAAAGAAAGAGGATTAGAATATCTTAAATCCTGGTTAGATGAAAATATTTCTGAAGAAAGTGAAGAAAAAAATCTATCAAAAATTAGGTCTATAGGACTCCTTAGAGAGCTTATAGCATGGAATCCAAACCCTAGAGCTAACTTCGATAGGATATCTGCTATGTTAATGATTGTGTGGTATGATGCAACTTTACAGGAATTTAATCGTATATCTATAGAACAATCTCCACAAAAGAAAAAAACTTCTTCATATTTTGATAAGTATAAACAAAAAAGAGATAATCAAGATATATGGATGAAGCACTTTAATAATATACAAGAAGAATAATATGTATAATAGAATATTTACTGCCCCTAGTCAATTAGTTCCAGATTCAGTTAAGAAAACTAAGAAGTGGCAACAGAATACTATTGATGCTTTTGAATCACTAGTGTTATTTGAAAATAGACAGATTAAAAACTCTTACTATAACAAAGTAACTAACTATAATCTAAAAAGGGGTATTCTCAATATGAATGATGTTGAGAAAGTAGTTGACCCTTATGGACTAGGCTTAGGTACTTTCCCAGCTAGAATGGAGCATAAAGGAATAGGCAACTCTAAGATTGACCTGCTAGTAGGAGAACACATGAAAAGAAAGTTTGACTTTCGTGTTATTAGAAGTTCATCTGACCAGCAAGGTATTAGAGAAGTAGAAGAAGCTAAACTCCAAGAATACCAAAAGTTTTTTGCTGAGCAAATTCAGAATCCTAATTTTGACCAAGCATTAGCTGAAAAAAGATTAAAAGAACTAGAAGAGTATACTAATTCTTCTTTCTTTGATGTAGCTGAAAGGGGTGCTAATAAACTACTCAAGTATCTTTACAAGTATTACTATGTTAAAGATTTAGTATTTGACCCTGCATTTGAAGATGCATTAATTGCTGCTGAACAGTACTGCTTTATTGAGGAAATGGGTGGAGAAGTATCTATTAGAAAGGGTGACCCTACTAGGATATTTACCATTATGAATGGACATGCTACTAATGAATCTGGTTTAGAAGCACTAGTAGAAGTAACCTACCATACTATTTCATCTCTTGTAGATTTATTCCATGATTTTCTAACTAAAGACCAACTTAAAGAGTTAGAAGATTACAGAGGTTATAACTCTGGGCCAATGCCTTACTTTAATTATCCTATGTATGGTCATGTAGGAGAACTAGCTATTCCTTCTGATTCTGCTACTGCTAGAGTACAGGAGTTAATGCCATTAGGGGACTTAGACCTTCCTATGTTCTCTAGTTACTTTGATGCCAGGGGAAACATTAGATTACTACATTGCATATGGAGGTCTAAGAGAAAGATTAAACTAGTTAAGTACCTAGATGAAAATGGTGTAGAGCTTCTTAAGTATGAGCACCAAAAGTATGTAGTTGATGAGGCTAATGGAGAGTTCTTAGAAAGAGAAGAATGGATTAATGAATGGTGGAGAGGTTATAAAATTGGAGCTAATATCTACATTAAAGCTGAACCTATTCCTTACTTAGGTAATTCATTAGATAATATCTCTAGGCAAGAACCTCCTGTAGTACTTCAGTTTTACAATACAAACTCTTCAAGGGCACAATCCTTAATGGATATTATTAAGCCTTATGATTATCTATACAATATATTTGATTATAAACGTCAAGTACTAGTAAACTTAATGTTACCAGATATTGTGCAGTTCCCAACTTCCATGATACCTGATAACATGACTTTACATGAGTTTTTAAACTATGTAACATCTACTGCATTTATGCCTATGGACCCTACTGCAGAAGTAATGACTCCTAAAGGTTTACAAGCAGCAGGTACTTATAATACTATTACACCTAATAGGTTATCATCAAACCAAAGTGGTCCTATTAGTGTTCTTAATAATGTTATGCAGGATATCATCAGAACTATGGATATAGTATCTGGAGTTACTCAGCAAAGACAAGGAGCTATTAGCTCAACTGAACTAGTAGGTAATGTTGAAAGAGCTGTTACTCAATCTTCTCTAACTACTGAAAGATGGTTTTCTAAAAATGAGTTCTTCAAAGAAAGATGTCTAAAAAGAATTCTAGATATTGGTATTCATATACTTAGAAAAAATCCTAAGAAGTTATCCTTCCTTATGGATGACTTTACTAAGGAGATTATGACAGATGAAGAAATCAATGGAGTTCTTCTTGCTGACTTTGACCTTATGGTATCTAGGTCTTCTGATGATGCTATGTTACTGCAAATGATTGAGCAAAACTTTAGTCAAGCTGTAGCAGCTGGAACTGCTGATATGGGTGACCTTATTAGTGTATTTAAAACTGAAAGTGTTCAAGATGCAGCTAGGATTCTTAAAAAAAGAAGAGAAGAGCAGCAGGCTAGACAAGAACAACAACAGCAAGAAATCAATAAGATTAAACAACAAGAGATTCAGCAGAAAGCTCAAGAAGCTCAACAAAATATGGAGCTAGAAATGAAGAGGTTAGAACTTGATAAATACAAGTATGACTTAGAAGCTCAAACTAGATTACAAATAGCTACCATACAGACCTATGCTAGAAGAGAAGAAATTGACTTGAACAACAATCAAATTCCTGACCCTATTGAACTAGAAAAGGTATATCAAAAAGATAGAGAAACTGAAGCTAAGAGAATGGATAAGGAATTAGAAATTTCTACTAAGTTTAACATTGAACAGCAAAAGCTAGCCCTAGAAAGGGAAAAGATTCAGAATCAAAGAGAGATTGAAAGACTTAAAGCTGAAACTGCTAAAGAAGTAGAAAGAATGAAACTTCGTAATCCTGTATCAGGAGAAAAACTTAAAAACAAAAAATAATTATTATGGATGATATTATCAAAGAACTCGCATCATTAAAATCTTCTAAAGTGACACCTGAATCATTTATTTCAAAATTATTCCAATCTAGGGATATTGCTCATTTAGCACATCTATCAACAAGAAGTTATGCAGAGCATAAAGCTTTAAATTCTTATTATGATTCTCTGCTAGATTTTATTGATTCTTTTGTAGAAGCTTACCAAGGAATCTATGGTATTGTAAAGCTAGAAATTCCTGGCTCTACAAACCAAAATCCTATTAAACACTTAGAAGAGCTACATAAATTTATTGACGATAATAAAAAAACTTTTACTGATTCTGCTCTGTTAAATCAGATAGATGAGGTAAAAACCTTAATTCAATCAACACTTTATAAACTCAAGAACCTTTCATAGTTGTATATAACCTATATATAATTGCTATATACCTTGTGCATACAGTTAAATTTTATATTAGTTTTTTGCAACTTATAACTAGATTTGTGAGTATTTACTAACAACTTAAGATATGGCATTAGATTTCTTAAATTCATTAAAAGTAGAGGAACAACCTCTGATGAGTCTTTCAGATATGCAAGATTCAGGTAGCCCAGCTTCTGATACATCAGATAGCAGTGGAGAAGATTCTACGTCTTCAACCCCTCCTCCTTCTGATGAGAGTGGCTTAGTTCCTATTACTGGTATTGACGACCCCAAAGATGATGGTGGAGAGCCTGCTAAGGCAAAAAGTGATGATACTAACACCTCCTCAAGTAAACGAGAATCATCCTCTCAATCATCATCTAAAAAATATGCAGCAATCATCAAAGCTCTTCATGAAAAGACTGGAGCTTTTGAAGGCTTCAATGAAGAAGAGTTTGATGACTCTCCTGAATCTTTCCTTGATTACTTAGATGAGTATGCAACTAGAAATGCTGAGGCTATGGCCACAGATTACATTGAAAGAAACTTAACTCCACTACAACAAAAGTTTGTTGATTTGATGGAGAATGGTGTTTCTGAAGATGACGCTACTCAAATTGTAAAAGGATATAAATTAGCAGAAGGCATTACTGAAGATGTTTTAATTGAAAATCCTGACAAAGCTAAAAACCTTTATGCTGAGTATCTTCGTTATACTACTGCTTTCTCAGAGGAGAAGATTAAAAGAGAAGTTCAGAAAAGAGAAGACCTAGGAACATTAGTAGATGATGCCCTAGAATCTCTACCTGAATTTAAACAGCTTTTGGCTGAGCATGAAAAAGGTGCACAAGCTGAATTAGCTAAACAAGAGTACCAAAGAAGAGAGTTCCAAAAAAGACAAGCTGAAGAGCTTCAGAACTATCTTCAAAGTACTGATGAAATTGCTGGTATTAAACTGACCAAGAAAATGAAAGACAACTGGATGAGAGAATATTCTCTAGTTGAAACTCAAGAAGGTCAAAAGGTTAATCCTATCTTGGCAACAAGAGAGGTTGACCCTAACAAATTTGATGCTCTACTTAGACTATATCATACTATGGGTCTATTTAAATACGATGCTAGAAAAAGGGATTTTGTTCCTGATTTTTCTGTTATCAAATCTCTAGGTAAAAGTGAAGCTATTAATGAGCTTCATAGAGCTGTAGATTCTGATAATGTGAGAAGAAGAACTTCTGGCTACAGTAATGATAGTTCTATAGATATGGATGTAGAAAAAGAAGACCATAAAAAACGATGGGCTGAATTAGCCAAAAAACTATCAAATCAATAAGTAACTTTTTTTATTAACTAAAACCCAAATACAATGACTGAATTATTTCCCTTAATT